ACTCAAAGCATCACCCCAAGTATTAGCACCATCCAAACTACTTCTAAAAGCACCAGTAAGCCCACCACTAATAGTACCCTCTGCTTTTTTAGTAAGTTTATCAGTTTCTACTAAGCTTTTATTTATAGTAGTCATAGCAGCAGCACCACCTAGACCAGCCTCTTTAAATCCTAGTTTTATTTTTTCTATAGAATCTAAAAAGTTATTAAGTGCTGCACCATTACCATCTATAGTACCAGCAAGTTTTATAAATATAGCATCACCCTCTGCCACACTTGCATTAAAATCAGTCCATGCCTGAGTTGCACCAATAACATCACCTGAAACATTTAGCACAGCAGTTTTTAAATATAAAAATACTGAAGTGTACCCACTAACAGCCAACTGCATAGCCTGAAAAGAGCCTATAACACCTTTAGCAACTACTTTGACTATAGAATTAAAACTACCCATAGCTGTACCTGAATCTGTTATTTGTTGAGATAGTATCACCATAGAATCAGCAGCATATTTAATATAAGGTGCTAACTGAACATTTATTGTCGTAGCGACTAAGCCAAAAGATTTACTGAGTCTATTACTTGCATCATTAGCAGCTTCTACACCCTTAACCATGCTTTCATCAATAAGTATTCCTAAACTTGCAGCTTCAGCAGCATAAGCTTTTAAAGAAGCACTACCACCTTTAAGCATATTTACTAAATCTACACCAGCTGAATCAAAAAGAGAAAAAGATAGTCTTACTTTGTCTGATTCGCTTGATACAGTTTCCATAGCATCCGCTATAGCGTTTAACTGTTCATCAGGTGATAACTGATTAAGTTGCTCTGCACTAAGTCCTAACTCTTCTAAAGCCTTAACAGCTGAGCCAGTGCCGTTTGCAGCTTCACTTATTCGCCTTGTGCTTCTCTGTAAAGCCATATTAAGCGTTTCTACTTTAATACCTGACTGCTCAGCTGCAAACTGTAAAGCTCCTAGCTCTTGTGTACCTATACCAAGTTTAGAAGCAGTTTTGCCTAGTTTGTCTATAGCATCACTTGAGCGATTTATAGCACCAATAAGCTTACCGCCTACAAATACAGCAGCAAAAGCTTGTACTGCTCTAGTCATAGACTTAGCAGCGTTTCCTACAGTGCTCTCAGCCCTTTTCATACCGCTTACAAGTTTTTGAGTGTTTGCTAAAACATCTATCTGAATACTACCAGCCATATTAAACCTTTTTCCCTCTTAGAAATGAAATTAAATCATTATTATTTTCTTCTTCGCTCTTAGCCTCTTCTTCTTTAGTGCCATTTATGATACTAAAATAATCAAGCCAAGCATAATACTCACTTAAACCCATTTCATCAATCTCACTAAGTTTTCTACCTAGCTGGTGTGCTAGATAGTGAGTATGAAACTCTAAATCATTTACCCTCAATTACATTTCCAATATAATCAGAAATCTCAGTAATCTCAGCTAAACAGTTTATAGGTAACTTGTCGAACTCTTCAGAACTTATGCCACAACAGTAACCTATTAAAATAGTTGGATAATCAATTTCGTCCTTTCCCTTAATAAGTTTCTGCATAGCTTTTAAATCACCTAGATTTAAATCTTTTATAGTTACCTCTTCACCATTCAGGCTAAATTTATTAGCCATTATGGAGTCACTGGGTCTGCTTCTGTAACAGCTCCACTAATTCTTACACTTGCAGTACCAGTTATAGCAGCATCAACAGCACCAGTAAAAGGTAATGATTTTACAAACCCCTCAAAAGTGAAAGTTCTTCCAGTAGTCTCAGTTCCCTCTTTAGCGAGTTCAATTTGAAAACCTACTTTATTACCACTAGCTTTTGCAGTTTGAAGTATTACATAACCAGCATCACCAAAAACTACATTTAAATCTAGTGATAAGCTTCCTGAATCCTGAAGCCCTACTAAATACTCTTTTGCTGTACTTGATAAACAAGTCACATCAATATCAGCAGCCTCGCCATCTTCCATATTTACAGTAGTAGTACAGTTTATATCTGTATAACTTGTAGCTGGTAAAGTTGATACACCTATTGTCATTCCCTGAGCTGATTTAGCCATTTTTTCTTTCCTTTAATTTTACTTTAAAACATTATATCTAAAAATGTTATAAATTACTAAACACTAAGAGTAAAATCTACCCTCACCCTATGTACTAAACCATCATCCTCTACAGATTCAGTAACAGAAAATACAATACACTGAAATAAATCTGAGGATAAAAGCTTTACTTGCAGTGCTTGACTCTCTGTTACAGCATCATTATAGTTATTAGAATAACTGTTTAAATCAAAGCGTATCTTCTCTAAATCACACTGACCGCTAAGAGCATTATCTTTTATATCACTAACAACACTCCACACGCTATAAGGATATACTTTATTTTGTGGTGCTTTAGCAGCATAAGCACTCTCACCATCTAAACACTCAGCTATTAATTCTCTTAAACCCATTACTTAAATCCTTGTTTAGCTTTTTCTTTTGGTAGTCTTGTAAAAAAGTATTTCTTAGCAGCTTCTAAAGGTCTGTTACCTACAGCGTGTAAAGATGGTCTTATAAAACTTTGTTGTGGCATATTTTGAGTACCATACTCTAAGTAGTAAGCTATCTGTTTTGTGTTCTTTAGCTTTGTACCATTTTCAACTACTACACGCTTTATACCAGCACTATAGATACTCTTATCTTTAGAACTCTTTTGCTTCTTTACTTGTAGTGCATCTTCTAGAGTTCCATACTCGTAAGGCACTCTAGTTTTCATTTCTTCTTTAACAACATTAGCAGCAGCACGAGTGCTTCCATTTACTATATTTCTCTGAACATTAACAGCAAATAGTTTTAGGCTCTTAGAAAGTTTTTTAAGTTCCTTTTGATTAACTATCGCTTCATCCATAAATCAACCTATTTTTTTTTCTCTAGCATTATATCTAGTTTATATACTGTTAAAGCATCAGTTACATCTTCTGTCTTAGCTTGTATGATTATATCAAATATTTTAGCACCAGTAGTAACTATAGTTGTAGTATATGATTCAGGAAGTTTATCAGCATTATCTTTAGGCTCTTTTCTAATTTCAGTCCAGTTTACACCGCCATCAAGTGAAAATCTAAAAAATGCACTTCTATTAGTATTATCATAAGAATATAGCATAGAGTTTGTCACTGTATAAGTTCCAGCACTCCTAGATGGTGTAGTAAGTCTACCAATCTCTTCATAAGCATCAGAAGTTACTTGGATATTATCATCATGAAAAAAATCATAAGTATAGAAATCTTTTATAGCTTGAAGTCCACTAGATATAAAACTTTCTTTTGTAACCTTTTTTGTTTGCCCATTATTTACAATAGCAAAGAAATCACTATCTAAAACATCATCTACATCTAACTCTGTTAATGCACTTATTTTTTTACTCATTTCACTACTCCGTTGTTAAATTTTCACCATCTTCAGTTAAAAGGTCTGTATCATCTTCATTTAGTATATTTTCTACAGTTGTTCCAAGTGTTTCACCTATTCGCTCTTTAGCTAAGATAAGTAGACTGTTTCTTCTCTCTTCATCATCAAGAACACGAACTATATTAAATATTCTACTATTATAAATAATTCTATCGGATGGAACTATATTAGTTTTTCTAAGCATGATAAAATGGTCTACATCATTTACTATATTTTCATTTACAAACCACTCATTACCAGTAGTAGGCTTTATACTTGCTCTAGTTGTTTTGATATTATTCCAAGTGCTTTTCACACTTCCCATAGTTCCAGTAGTCTCAGCTGCTCTTTGTATAAGTATCTTATGTCTAAGTGTTCCAGCTCTGATTTTAGGCATTACATAATTCCTAGCTTAATGCTATTTAGAATGTTATTTGCTCCAAAGTTGTTAAGCTCTGCAACACTAGCACCTATTATAGTATTCTCTCTGTTTATGTACCAATCACCGATTATAAGTAATCTTGCTTGATGTGATATACAAACTTGCAACTGTTCTATATATGGCGTAAATGTTACAGAAATATTACCACCATTATAATCAGCTGGTATAAGCTCTCTTATAACATTCTCAGCATATACCATCACATTTATAGTCTGCTCTGCTGCTGAAGTATCAGTGTATTTAATTTGTGCAGCTCTCACTTCAGTTTCCCACTCTAGATAGATTACATCATCAACCCACTCAAAAAAATCTTCAGTGATATTATAAACTTCAAAAGTCTTATCTGTATAGTTTGTCACATAAGCTAAAGAGTTATCTATATAAGTCTGTATAAGTGTATCATCTTCGCTTATATCTTCATCCACTTGTAAGTGCTGCTTAACTTTCGCAAGTAGTAAAGTATCATTTATATTATTAATTCCCATGTAATAAATCCTTTTATAGTTTTGGTTATACCCACTTAAAAAAAGTGGGTATTATAAAACTACTCAGCAGCAGCTTCTTCATCTTCTTTAGCTTTTTTTCTATTAGCTAAAATCTCTTCAGATTTTTTCATAATATCTTTAGCTTCTTTTGTGTACTCACAAATTCCCAAAGCTACTAATCTAGCAGCCTCAGGTGATTGAAGATTATACTCTTTACCTTTTTCAAGTGAGTGAGTAGCAGTTACATATTTACCGTTTTTATTTACTTTTATACATAGAACTTTCATTTTACGCCTTTATACTTAATTTTACGAAACATTCGTTTATTGAAGTCATACGACCATCAGCACGAGCAGTACCGACTATTACAGTTTCATCAGAAACGATTTTAACTTGGTCGCTTGCTTTTACTGTTACTGGTCTAACGAGTCTTAGTGTATAGTTTTTAGGATTACCAAACACAAAAGGATTATCTCCAACAGCTAAAGCACCTAACTCATTATTCAGGATAATAGGATAACCACCAAATGAATAGACAACTGGTTTTGCATCAGTCGCTTCACTTGAAACTTGTAATATTTTTCTACCAGTTGTATCTTTCCACTTAGATGAAGTCCTTAACCCTATATCACTTGCATAAAATTTAGCACCTATTCTTTGTGATGGTGGAAGTGCATCAATCATAGCTTCTAAATCATCAGGCACTATTTCTAAAGTAGTTATAGTATCTACATTTACAATAGCTTTTACAGTTCCAGTAATAAGAATAGTGTTTAAGATACCTAAAGGTTTTTTAATTCCATCACCATTTATAACACCAGCTTCTAAAGTTCTACCGATTCTAATACCAAGCAGGTTTGCACTGTAAACTAATATATCAAAGAAGCTATCTTCGATAAGTTCATTAGAAATTACAACACCAGTACCACATTTAAAAGCATTTAAATCAATCTTACCAGTCGCAAAATCTGACAAATCAATATCACCATGTTCATCAAGCCATAAAGCAACATTAGCAGTGTCATCCATAGTAGGATAGGATAAAATACCGTGATTTTCAGTTTGAATAATATCTAAATCAGGGATAATCATTCCATACTCAGAAACTCTCTCTTTTAAGATACGCACAAATTCATCAGGCACAAGTTCTTTACCAGCTGCTACATCATAAGAGCCAACAGCGGCACGAATATTTTGTTCATGTCTATCAGCTGTAATACTACCTTTTAAAAGTGCTTTAAAAGATTCTGTTTGTACTGCTACAAAGTCATCTTTTTTCTCTTCAGGTTTTTTAGTGTTATTCATAGCATATTTTCTAGTAAGCTCAATAGCTTCTATCTGCATATCTACATCACCTATCTCTTCTTGAAGCGTTTTCATAGTAGCTAAATCAGTAGCTACAATGGTATCGCCCTTTGCTTGTATTTCACCCATCTGAGCAATTTTTCCAGCTCTTAATTCTTGTAATTGTTTTAGTGTCATTTTAGACTCTCCATTATTTTATTTACTTCATCAGCAAATTCATTCGGCTCATTACGAGCAACATCAGGTACAGCATCTACTGGTCTAGCTTTACAGTTGTTTTTACACGCTGTAACTCTGTTCCTAGCATCTACTAAAGTCTTACCAACATTAGCAGCTATACCATCCTCTATAATCTTATCAGCAAACCCATTATCTAGAATAGAATCGCCAAAAAAGTAAGTTTCAGCATCCATAAGTATAGCTACATCTTCACGCTTCATACCAGTTTTTTTAGTGTAAGCATCTATGTATAGCTCATTTATACCAGCAACAGCAGCAGCCTTAGAGTTCAACTCTTTAGCAGTTCCAGCAAATACACTTACCCTAGCTTCATGAATCATATAAGTTGAGTTATCAAAGATATGAACTTCATCAGCAGCAAGTACAATATAAGACGCAGCACTAGCAGCCAAGCCTTGAACTACAGCAGTAACTTTACCACGATTATAGCCTTTAAAAGCTTGATGTATAGCAGCACCTACAAACACATCACCACCAGTAGAATCTACAAGCATAGTAACATCACCAGTAGCTTCATCAAG